CTAACCGCCGGCGGGGCCAGCGAACTTGCGCGCCATGCGCAGCAGCAGCGCCTGATCCTCCGCCGGACTCGCCCGGTAGAGCCGCAGCAGCGCCAGCTCGTTGCCGGTCAGCTCCTGCTCCGAGACCTGGCTGGCACGGCCGTGCAGCAGGGCCTCCACCGTCAGCCCCAGCACCTCCGCGACATCCGACAGATGCTCGCGCAACTGCCCCGCGCGATCGGTCTCCCACTGCGCCACCGCGCTGCGGGACACCCGCACGGCCTGGGCAAGATCGCTTTGCGTCCACCCGCGCGCCTGCCGCGCCGTCCGGATGCGACCGCCGACGCTGTTCGATTCGCTGCTCATGACAGCCAGCATATGTCATCAGGTCAAACACCGCGAGTTAATTATATTGACATAAGTTAGTTTGACCAGCTAACAGAGGCCCGTGCACCGGGGGACTTCGCCATGCCGCTGAAGCTGGAATGGACCGAAGCGCTCGACGCCCGACTGCGGCGGTTGCGGGCCGAGGGCAGGGGGTGGGAGGCCATCGCCGAGGATCTCGGCATTTCCCGCAGCACGGCGATCAGCCGCGGCCAACGCCTCGGCCTCCCACCGGTTGCACCGGCGCCGCCCGAGCCCGATGCCGACGACGAGTTCGCCCAGCCCGACCGGCCGCCGCTGCCCGCCGGCCACCCCGTCACCTGGCAGGCGCTGACCGCCGGCAGCTTCCTCGCCGGCACCTCCTACCTCGACCTGCTGCTGCGGGACGGGAGTCCGCACAGGCCAGGTTTTTCATGCAGTCAAAAAAGGAACAAATCATGAACAACATCGTTCTTCACCCGCGTTTCGCACGCGGTGACTCGCTCAACCGTGCGCCCCACGCCGCCACCCCGGACGGTGCGCCGTTCGATGCCGAACTCGTCGTCTATCGTCTGGAGGAGGCCGGCAGCACGCTTCTGGCCTTGCCGCAGACCGGCTTTTCCACGCGGATGCGCCAGTCGCAGCTCGAGATCGTCCGCACCGCGCTGGACAGTTACGGCTGGAGCGAGAAGCAGGTGCGTCCGGCCATCCCCTCGGCCGAGCGCATCACCCGGATGGACGAGGCCATGGCCTGGATCCCGCTGATCGCGCAGGAGCGCCATGTGCTGCGCCGCATCGTCGGCGCGCGCAGCCTGGTCAGCCCGACCACCGAGCGGCATCTGTTCAGTTGGCGCCGCCTGGCGACGCTTCTGGGCGCCGACCACAAGGCGATCCAGCGCTGGCACGGTCAGGGCATCGACCTGATCGTCACGGCGCTGAACCGCCGCCGGCTGAGCGCCTAGCCCCGCTTCAGCGCGACGCGGGAGGTGCATCCCTGCTGCGTCAGCGTGCCTTCCACGCCGCCGTTCGTCACCTTCCCGCTGAAGCTGGTCACGATGGTCTGGTGGGACTGTCCGGTGGTGCTGGCTTCCGCCTGTATTGTGCCGTCCCCGGCCACGTGCCCACGCAGGATCAGCACCCCCTCGGACGGGGTGAACACCACCTCGCCATGTGTCGCCTCCAGCAGCCCGCGCGTGGCGGGGCCGCAGGCCGCCGTCTCCGGCGTGACCGGGCCGACCCAGCGGCCGTCGTTCGGTCCCGCGCAGGCAGCCACCGCCACCAACAACGCGCCACCGGTCATGCGAAGCGCGCGATCAATCCAATACTGCAACAAATGCCTGTTGCTCCAAATCCATCGCGAAAGCCCGTTCAGGGGCAGAGACGTAGCAACACGCTGATACGCGCGTCATGCGCCACTGCCAACCGGCCGATCAGACCCAACCGTGAAACCGCACAGGCTAGGAAAATAACCCTTCCCACGCGCCCCAGTTTCAGCTATCAATCTTCCCATGATGGCGGTTCGCACGCAGCGCCGGCCATCGCTTCCACAAAACGGCTGAATACTTCGCAACCCGATCATCCGCGCAATGCGCGCGGGATGGGATGGCAGCGACGACGATGCCGCCGCGGCACCTGCCCGCGTCGCGGCTGGTTATGCGCACGCACGTGCCCCAAGCGAAAGGTCATCCCGATCTCTCGGTCATCGACCCGCAGTCGCTGAGCGATGCCGAGCACGAAGCCCTCCTCACGGCGGATCCCTTGCTCGCTGACGGATTGGGCGCAAGAGGTAGTCACGCCGCTGGGGCACTCGCCGGCCGCCCACCACCGGCTGCTGCTGCAGCACCTCCAGGCCCTCTCCGACGGTCGCCTGCTGCGCCTGCTGGTCCTGATGCCACCGGGCTCGGCGAAATCGACCTACACGTCGGTCATCTTTCCGGCATGGTGGTTCGGCCGCCACCCTCGCTCCTCCGTCATCCTCGCCGCCCACACCGCGTCGCTGGCGGAACATTTCGCCCGCCAACTGCGCAGCCTCGCCGCCGAGCACGGCGAGGGCCTCGGCTACGCCCTGAATGCCGACGATCGCTCCCGCCGCCGCTTCACCACCACCACCGGCGGCGAATTCCTGGCCGCCGGCGTGCGCGGCGCGATCGTCGGCCGCCGGGCCGATCTCATCATCATCGACGACCCGATCCGCTCGCAGGCCGAAGCCGACAGCGCCACCGCCCGCGCCCATCTGCACGATTGGTACCGCGCCGATCTGATGACCCGCCTGAAGCCGGGGGGGCGGATCGTTCTCGTCATGACCAGATGGCACCATGACGACCTGGCCGGACGCATCCTGCGCGGCCCGGTGATCACGGACTCGTCCCGTGCCTGGACGATCGTGAAGCTGCCGGCGCTCGCCGGCGCCGCGGACCCGCTGGGACGCGCGCCTGGCGAGGCCCTCTGGCCGGAATGGGAAGACGCGGCCGCGCTGCTCGCCCGCCGCGAGGCCGTCGGCAGTCGCGCCTGGGCCGCGCTGTACCAGCAGGACCCCATCCTGCAGCACGACAGCCTGTTCAAGGTCGATCTCATCGGCGTGGTCGCGGCCTGCGATGCGGCAGCGCCCAACGTTGCAGTTCGGGCCTGGGACCTCGCCGCCACCGCACAAATCGGCGGCGATGATCCGGACTGGACCGTCGGATTGAAACTCGTTCGCCTCCAGGAAGGGGGCTTCGTGATCACCGACATTGTCCGCCTGCGCGGCGATCCTGCCGATGTCGAGGCCGCGCTGCGCCGCACCGCGGAGCGCGACGGCCGCGACGTGCCGATCGGCATCCCGCAGGATCCCGGCCAGGCCGGCAAGGCCCAGGTGCGCAACCTTGCCGGCCAGCTCGCCGGCTTTCGCATCATCGCCGGACGTGAGACGGGCGCGAAGGAAACCCGCGCCCTGCCGGTCGCCAGCCAGGTCGCCGCCCGCAACGTCGGCATCGTCCGCGCCCCCTGGAACGACGCCTTCCTCGACGAGCTTCGCGACTTCCCCCACGGTATCAAGGATGATCAGGTGGACGCATTGTCGCGAGCCTTCGCCATGCTGACCGATGCCGGCCAGCCCGCGCGTCGCGTCTCGGTCTCGCTGCTGGCACGCTGATGTTCGAGACGATCTGCGACCTGATCCCGCGCGACCCGGACTACCCGGACCGCACGCGCACCATCGACATCATGCAGCGCGTGCTGGCGGGCACGCTGTACGACGTGCTGCCCTACCAGTTCCACCAGGAGCGCGGCGCCTCCGGCGAGTACATTCCGCTGCGCCACCGCCGCCCGAGCGTGCGCTACACCCTGCCGCGCATCGTCGTCGAGGATTCGGTGGCGCTGCTGTTCAGCGAGGGCCATTTCCCGACGCTCGACTGCGCGGATGCGAGCTTGCGTGCGCGCCTGGCCGACATCGTCAAGGAGTGCAGCCTGAATGCGGTGATGACCGAGGCGGCCATCCGCGGCTCCGTGGGCTCCGTCGCGATCCTGCTGCGCGTGCTCCGCAACCGCCTGTTTCCCAGCGTGCTGGATACCACCTATCTGACGCCGGTCTGGGATCCGGAAGCGCCCGACACGCTGGCTTCGGTGACCGAGAAGTACAAGGTGGCCGGCACCACGCTGGCTGCCCAGGGCTACGACATTGCCGAGCCCGGCGGCACCTGCTGGTTCATGCGCCGCTGGGATGCGCTGGCGGAGACGTGGTTCCTGCCCTGGCCGGTCGGCAGCGCCGCCGCGCCGCAAATCGATACCGCCCGCACAGTGCAGCACCGCCTCGGCTTCGTGCCGCTGGTCTGGATCCGCAACCTGCCGGGCGGCGATCTGATCGACGGCGCCTGCACGTTCCGCCCGGCGATCGAGACGGCGATCGAGATCGACTACCAGCTCAGCCAGGCCGGCCGTGGCCTGAAATACAGCTCCGACCCGACGCTGCTGATCAAGGAGCCGGCCTCCTCAGACGGCGAGATCGTCAAGGGCGCCGGCAATGCGCTGGTCGTCAGCCAGGACGGCGACGCCAAGCTGCTGGAAATCGGCGGCACCGCCTCCGCCGCCGTCATCGACTATGTCCGCACGCTGCGCGAATACGCGCTGGAAAGCCTGCACGGCAATCGCGCCAGTGCCGACCGCCTCGTCGCCGCGCAATCCGGCCGCGCGCTGGAGCTGATGAACCAGGGCCTCATCTGGCTCGCCGATAATCTGCGCACCAGCTACGGCGAGGGCGGCCTGCTGTCGCTCGCCCGCATGATGCTGCGCGCCTCGCAGGTCTACCCGCTGGAGGTGCAGGGCCAGCCGATCGGCCGGCTTGATGCCCAGGCGCGCCTCAGCCTGAAATGGCCACGCTGGTATCCGTCCACGGCGGACGATCGCCAGAAGGACGCGCAGACGCTCGCCACCCTCGCCGCCGCCGGCCAGATCAGCCGCGAAACGGCAGTCAAATCCATTGCCGACACCTACGACATCGAAGACGTGCCCGCCGAGCTCGCCCGCATCCAGGCCGACAGGACCCCAGCATGACCGAACCGCTTCCGGCTCCGCCCACCGACGACATCGCTGCCCTTCGCGAACGCGCCGACACGCTGGAACGCAAGCTGCGGGAGGCCATGGAAACCGCCCAGGCCCAACTCGTCCGCGTCGAGCTGAAGGCCGAGGCGATCCGCGCCGGCATGATCGACCTCGACGGCCTCAAGCTGATCGAGCCCGCGACCCTGCCGCTGAACGCCGCCGGAGAGATCGAAGGCGCCGGCGACGTCATCCAGAAGCTGAAGCGCGCGAAACCATGGCTGTTCGGCCACGCCTCCTCCAGCAGTGCCGCCCCGCCGCCGCCCAGCACGCCGCCCCGCGCCAAGCTGGCGACGGAGATGACGCTGGACGAATGGCGCGCCGCCCGCACGGAAATGCTGAAGCGCCGCGGCTGACCTGACCCGCTGCCTGCCGCCTGCCACCGCTCAATCAAGGGATCATCATGGGCATCCAGAACTTCCCCGCTGCTCTGCAGCCGATCATCCAGCAGGGCTTTCTGGAGCGCGAGTTCCAGCAGGCCATGCAGTCGCGGCTCGGCTACCGCGCCGTGGCCGATCGCGAGGATATTGCCGTGGGCATCGGCGAGACGCTCACGAAGACCCGCGCCGGCCTGAAGCCGTCGGTCACCACGCCGATTGCGCCGGCGCTGAACACCAACCTGGACAACGGCCTCACGCCCGCCGGCTGGGGTGTCGAGCAGTACACCATCAGCATCAACCACTACGCGGCGACCACCGACCTCAACATGGTCACCAGCCGCGTCGGCATCGCCAGCCAGTTCCTGCAGAACGCCCACGTCAACGGCGAGCAGGCGGCCCGCAGCCTGGACGAGCTGGCGCGCAACGCGCTGTTCAACGCGTATTTCGGCGGCAATACGCATGTCCGCACCACGTTGGCCTCGGCCGGCCCGGCGGTCGCCGTGGACGATATCCGCGGCTTCCAGACCGTGATCTACAACGGCGTGCAACTCCCGGTCAGCAGCACGAACACGCTTCTGGTGACCATCGGCGCCGACGCCTATACGCTGATCGGCACCGTGGCCGACGTCACCAACGTGTCGGTCACGCCGAACGGCGTCTCCGGCGTGCTCACCTTCAGCAGCAACGTGACCGTCGCTGACGGCACGGCCGGCAATCCGGTGCAGGCCGCCAACGCCTCGGTGATCCTGCGGCCCAATGCCCGCACGACCACGGCCCAGATCGTCACCACGGACACGCTGGCGATGGCCAACCTGCTCGATGCCGTGGCCAAGCTGCGGCTGAACGCGGTGCCGGAGATCGACGGCGTCTACAACTGCTATCTCGATCCCGTCAGCGCGCGCCAGTTGTTTTCCGATCAGGACTTCCAGCGCCTGTTCACCGGCGCCACCTCGGCCAACCAGGTGTTCAGGACCGGCATGATCAACGACTTCCTCGGTCTGCGCTTCATGCCGACCACGGAAGCCTACGTCCAGGCGCATCCCACCATCGCCGGCGCCTTCATCCGCCGCCCGATCGTCTGCGGCAAAGGCGCGCTGATCGAAGGCGATTTCGCCGGCATGGCCGAATCCGATGTCGCACCGGCGGACTCGCTGATCTCGGTGATCGACGGCGTTGCGATGGTGACGCGAGAGCCGATCGACCGGCTGCAGCAGATCATCGCGCAGAGCTGGTACTGGATCGGCGGCTTCTGCGCGCCCTCCGACAACGGCACCAACCCGCAGACCATCCCGACGGCGACCAACGCCACCTTCAAGCGCGCCGTCATGATCGAGCACTGCGGCTGAAGGAGCCGGGCGGATGTTCCTCGATTCCGAGAAGACCGACATCCGCCGCTTCTGCGGCTATCCCGCCTACGGCGGCGACGTCGCGGGCAACATGGGCTGGCGGTTCTATCAGGCCTATGGCGCCATGGAGTACCGGCTGAGCAACCTGGCGCCGGCCGAAGAGGCCGTTGTTCGGAACTACCTCACGACGCTGCTGGTGCTGGAGGCCGCCATCCCCGGCGCCGGCGCCAATCTCGACACCGAC